GAGGGCGGCAATGAGGGCACGGGCAGCAGCCGCCACCTGAGCCTCGCCCGCCTCGTCCGCTGACGCAGCCAGCGAGAACAGGCGGTTCACCCACGCCGCACGGCAAGGAGCGGAAAGCGGCGGGCTCTGCTTGAACGCAGGGATGTACGGCCACACCAGCGCAGCGGCAGCAGCCACCCCGCCGACGATAGCCACCCAGTACGGGCTCATACCTCGATCTCCGTCTCGCTCACGGCCGTAGCCAGCCGCACGATGTAGTCCACGAGTTCCTGGCCGGGAGGGCTCAGGAGCACGTTCTCCACCCGCTCCAGCAGTTCATCGTCAATCGGGGTCGAGGTCTTAGCGGCGACAAACTGCATGAGATTGAGCACCCCTGCGACCTTGCCTTGCACTGTTGCGGACCCGGAGATTTCGGACACGATGGACAATGCTGGAGCCCACTCCACCAGTTGCCGAATCTTGTCGCCTACGGTCGTGACCATTGGGTTTCTCCTCCATGTAGCAGGCACACCATCTCACTAGGAGATTTATGTCCGGCGGGAGTCTTGCCCGTGACAGCAGTTTGGCCCGTACTAGGCGGGGATCGAGGCCCAAATCGGCACAGGTCTGATCGAAGGTGAACTCCCCGCCAGTGCCCTCAAACGCCCAGCGATACGCCGCTATCTGGCGGCGGAGGTCTTCCGCTGCCTTGCGGTTTCGGGGAGTGGTCAGGGCCATCCCGTACCGCTTGTGGTCACGGGATAGCCTGCCCAGATGGGCGTTGGTGCGGACAAGAACCTCGATGCAAAACCGCCTCCAGCCAGTCTCGCATTCCTCAGTGATGTTCTGGTCGTCGTATTCCTTTACGGCGACTGCGATCATTTATTTTCTCGGTGCCTCGCAATAGCCCGTGCGGAGAGTTCCCTCGTTGAGTTCGGGCCAGACTTCGAGGGAATGGATTGCCGCCAGGACGTTCCAGGCTGCGTGCCCCAAATGGTCTTCGTCCCTGTTCCCGGACAGAAACAGGTAGATGTGCCGGAGTGCATGGTTGATCATGTCGTTGGCTGGCATTCCTTTTTCCCAGTTGAAATCGCCATACTTCGACGCCCCCTCCGCACAGGCGGCAGCGACAGCGGCCAGCCCGATGGGCGAGATGAGGTCGTACCTCGTTCCCTCTGCGTCTGCCGACCGGACGGCACCGCTCTGATACTTGACCGACGAATCCTCAGTGTGCTTGATCACTTCACGATCTCCTTGAAACGGTTCTCGAACATCTGTCTGGCCTGCTGCCAGCAATACGGATTGATGGGCGTGTGGACAGGATCGGCCTCGATCCCCCAGTCGTGCTCCACCGACATGAGGGCACGCTTCTCAGCAATGAGCGCCCGGTTGTCTGCCACCTTCACGGACTTGGGCATGGGCCATGCCAGCCCGAACGCCTTGCCGATGGTCTGCTGCACGTGCTGCTCGAGCGCAACGTAGTCGGGCAGCATGGCCTTGAGTGGCCTCGCAACGTCGCCCAGATACGCCTCGCTGGCGTCGTGCATCAGCCCCCACAGTTCGTCCGGCGGGTCGCACAAGCGGCTCACCATGACGCTGTGCTGGGCCACCGAATACGGAGCCACCGAATGCCCGGTGAAGCGATTGATACACGCCAGTGCGTGAGCGATGTCCGGGAGCCGGACGTCCTCGACTGTGAAGTTGGCAAGGTCTACCAGCTTGCCTGTGAATGTCTGCATGGTCGTTGCGTTCATGTCGCCTCCTCGCATACGAATTGGTCAATCGAGTGCAGGTCTGCGGCTGGCACGAAGAAGGCTTCCCCGTACTGCCCGTAGTTCGCCCGGTACTTGTCCTGCTTTGCTTCGGTCGCACCCATCCACCCGCGAATCTCGTAGTCGTTTGGCCCGCCAGTGACCAGCACGAATACGTCTTCATCCTTGTCGCCCTCTCGGACGATGAGGTCGTAGCAGTGGAGGGATCGTGTTCGCACTTGGATGTTCTTGCCGATGTCGCCGCCGCTCTTGAATGTGTTCACGGAGCCTGACCAGTAGCGGCCGGTCGCCTTCGCGAACGCACACTCACCGAGCGCGCCGAGAATGTGGATGTGCCACTCGTTTTCTTTTGTTGGCCTTGAGTTTTGCAGGCCCTTTCTTAGTGCTTCGACGTTTCGGCTTACGCCCACGAGCGCTGCCCGACTTACCTCGAACCACTCCAGACTTACTTTCATCGCCCTGCTCCTTCTGTAGGCGCACCCACCCGTCGTCATCGGGGATAGGACTTCCGATGTCCTCGTCGTCTTCGTCGTCGTGCGGCAGAAACTCCGCGTGCATCACATCGCTCCGTCGGCCTGCTGAATGAATCGCTGGATCTGCTCTAGCGGGAACGTGACCAGCCACTCGCCGCCGTTCTTGCGGTGCAGTACGACAGGGCACAGTTCGCCACACTGCTCTCTGGACTTCTCCATCACGGCATCGAGGTTCAGCCCACGCTCGACACGCTTCACCTCCAGCCAGAGGTGCGGAGTGCCCGGCGAGATGAGGTCGCTGGCCGACTCCGTACCGCTGTGCTGCTGGCTGCGACGGCTATGGGCATTCGGCAAGAGGCGGTTCCATTCCGCCGCAGCCTCAAGCTCGCCTCGCTTGCCTTTCGTCCGACTCATCTTCCCCATGTCAATCAACTCCTTTGGGATTCCGTGCTTCCTTCGCCACCCGAACACACGCGCCGGATAGCGTTGCGGGCCATAACCCAGATGAGCCTTGTGGCGGAGATGAGCCAGGAACTCTGGGTCGTAGTTCGCGTCGTCCACTTCTCGCTTTGCCGTGAGGCACATCCCTTTCGTGAGGTCGTGCTTGCCCCCGTAGTGCAGCCCGTCGTGGCACCAGTGGCAGAGCCGCAGCAGGTTCCTGCGGTCGTGCTTCCTGCCTGCCCCTTGCTGCAAGTGGTGGATGTGCAACGCCTCTGTCCTCGTCCAGCACACCGCACAGAACTGGTACTCGTCCGCGAAGGACGAAAGTTCTTCACGCCCATCGCTCACTCCCCCTCCTCCATTGCGTAGTCGATCATTGCCGAGACGGCGGAAGTGAATGTGTCGGCGTCCTCCTGAGTCGTGAACTCGATCTGCCACCGAAACACTCGCTCGCCAGTCCTCATGTTGGTGGCCTCCTCCACGCGGTGAATCCTGCACGCGGCCACCCCGCCCAAGTTCTTGGCGTGCGAAACCAAATCCTCGTTCTCCTTGAACAACGCCGAGAGTGCCTGCCCTATGAATCCAGCCATGACAACGACTCCTTTCGCGAATGGGTACATCTCATCCTCCGTGCGTCTTCAACCAGTTCGCAGCCGTCGCCAACCAGAACGACAGCATCGTCAGGTCTTCCGAATCCGTGATCGTGACTAGCCCTTCGGTGGCAATGGCGACCATCGACTTGTCCGGCTGCTGCTTCCACTCCTCGCCGTCCGGGTCGTTGCCCACGATGGCGTGCAGGACATCCATGCCCTCCGCAGGGCGGCACAACGCGGCCAGCCTCACGCCGTTGTCGCCGCTGAATTTCAGTAGTACGAGGTCTTTCGCCATGTCTGTCACCGTTGTGTGTGCGCACCGCTTCCGTGCTGAGAAGGGCCCAGTGCCCTACGTCAGCAACCCCACTGGGGGTAGCGGTGTGCAGCCTTATTCGGCCCTTCCCTCAGCAAACCACCGGGACGTAGCGTTGTTGCAGGATCGAATACCTGCCCGTTGCCCGGATTTCGCGCTGACACCACTCGGCCGCTCGATCAAGTTCAGAGCGGTTTGTTTAGGCTCGACCGTTTTCATTTGTTGAGCGCTGACCGATACGAGGAAATCAACAGCGCTGTGTCTTGATGCGTCGGAGTACGCCGAAATCTGCATAGCGATCAGCGTCACTCCAGTTGAACCACGCACGGCCAGCAGTAATTGCAACTGGCACGCATGCGATGGCTCGAGTGTTCGTGTTGACGAGGACGAAGGCGTCCACGTGTTTCGGGCAGTAGGTCTGGTTCTTGTGTGCGCCACGCCGGATGCGGATGCGGCGACTGTTCTTCCCTTGAGCACTGGTCGCCTTGACTTGCAGACGCCAATACCGGCGCTCGTGAAAGGCCAGCAGGTCATACCCGTCATCGACCAGCGGAATGGCGACCGCGAAGCCGTCGCGGAGCAGCCGCTCCACAGCCATCGCAATCCCGATTTCGCAAACGACGCGGCCATCTGGTGCCTCCATGCACGCCTCCTGTTAGGACGGGCGAGTCTCCTTCGAGCGACGGTCCAGTTCCTTCCGGACCGCTGATTTGAAAGGCGAGTCCTTCTTGGTGGACTGCATGACCCACGAGAGGTAGCCCTCCGGGATCGAAGTGAGGGGCTGGCCTCTGTACTTGCCGTACATCATTCGCCAGCCGCGCGGCTGCTTGCCCTCTGGCTTGGCAAACGGGTCGCGTGACTCATGGTCGAACGTCACGCCCACGACGAGCGACTTCCGCTTCTCCATCAACTCCTTCGCCTGACGCTCCAGTTCCTCGTGGTCGGCTGCGTCGGCCTCCCGGATGGCCTCCATCGGATCAACGCCGTCCATCGAGAGCGTCTCCGCCAGCCGTTCCCTGCGGGTGGGCGACTTGCGGATCTTCGCGTCGAGAATGTCGAACACCGTGAGGAGCTGCTGGTTGCGGATGTTGCCGGTGATGTCGTAGTAGTTGAAGCAAGGCTTGCCGCTCGCCAGGATCGCAGCCCGTCGCTCATCGACAGTCATCTCCGGGTGAAGAGTGCCGGTCTTGGCACGAGTTCCTCGACCGATCCGCTGTTCCAGTTTGGAGAGGCTCTTGGTCGGCGCTGCCGAATAGATGTTGACCAGTTCTGGAAAGTCCCAGCCGAAGCCCAAGATGCCCACGTTGATGATGATCTTCGTAGCACCCGACAGGAAGGCGTCCATGTTTGCCTTCCGCTCGTCGGGCCGCTGCTTCGAGTAGACGATGCTCACACGCACGCCGTAGCGGTCGAACACCTCAGCGAGCAACTTTGCCTGACGGATGCTGTGGGCGTAGACAACGCTCGGCTGGTGCTTGAACGTGGAGAGGACGAGCGACGTCACCTCTTGGGCACAGTGCTCGGCGGTGAGGATGTCGGAGAGTTGCTTGCGATCCCACTCGCCAGCCACCTCGTCCACCATCGTGAGGTCGAAGGACTTCGACTCGCTGACGAAGCATCGCGGCGGCACCAGCCATGCGTCTTGCAGGGCTTGGGCCAGCGTGTACACGGACTGCGGGCGAGGGAAGTACCGCAGCCCCTTGCCCTTGCCCTTGTAGGGCGTAGCGGAGAAGCCGACGACGGTGGCGCCCTGCGACTCAAAGTGGCAGAGCATCCGCTCCATCGCAGCGGTCATCTTGAAATGGCACTCGTCCACGCACACGAGCGACACACGGTCGTACGCCTTCGCCTTGAACCGGTCGTTGGACAGCAGGCTGTCACGGGAGCCGACGATCACACGGCTCCGCAGACCTTCAAGCCATTCAGCCCTGCGTCCTTGATGCTCGATGTCGCACTTCTCGCCCAGCCGCAGTTCCAGGCGGTCCCGGCCCTGACGCATGAGGTCGATCAGCGGGACGATGAACAGCGGATACTTGGCGATGCGGCACAACTCCGCGATCACCTCCGTCTTGCCAGTTCCCACCGGCTGGCAGACCGTGACCCGACGCTCGCCGTTGCGGGCTGCACGGCAAACGTCATCGACTGCCCGCAACTGGTAGTCGCGGAGGAACTGCCGCTTGGCAGCACGCTCGAGCTGGCGGGTATCTTCGCCGGTCATTTGGCCCTCGCCTTCTTCTTGCGGGGCTTGCGAGCCTTCTTCTCTGCGGCGGGCTGCTCCGGCTGCTTCCACCGGTCGCTGCAAATGGTTGCCTCGCAGGGCTGCTGCTCTGGCTGCGGCGTGAGTTGCAGCACCGACTCGAACTTGGCGTTGACCCGCGTCAGCACCTCAAGTTCAGCGAGCAACTGCGGCACGACATCCGAACAAAACATCATGGCCGTCTCTGCATCCAGTTGACGCTGGGATGCAGCGATGGCGACCAGTCGGGAGTAGGCGATGAGTTTTTCGTTCATAGGTAAAAAGTGCCGGATGGTCGGGTGCCGCCGTCCGGCGCGGCGCTGAGGTTCACCCCGACCTCGTGATTTGTGGGATCAAGCCAACGCTGGTTCACGCTCCGTCTTGCCGCCCTCTTTTGCGTCGAGGTCAGCAGCCAACTTCTCGATCCGTTCAGCGGCAGAGGGCGGGAGCATTCCTTCGCTCACACCCTTCTTCGCCCGCTGAACCTCCGACTTCCGTGCAGCGGAGTCCTTCGCCGCACGGACCTTTGAGACGAGAGCCTGCTCGATGCGAGCCTCGTCATTGGCTACGGCGACCGCAGTACTGCGGTTAGCCGTCTCACCGTCGTCGTCGTCGTCGGCAGCGATGCCAACGGCAGCACACAGGGCGACACGCTTGAGGTAGGTCGCGGTCTTCGCGATCTCCTGCGGCGGAATGTTGCCCTTCATCGGCAGGTACGAACGCTCAAACTGCCCGCTGCTGTGACCAATCGTGGTCACGAGCATCATCGTTCCGTCATCCCGGTGGGGGTGGAACGTCTGCCGGATGCTCAAGCCGTTCTTCCCGTACACCGCTCGCACCGTGTCGAACACGGTGGCAAGGTCGGCGTAGTCGGGCACCAGTTCGCCCGTCTTGCGATCCTTTTTGGCCCAGTTGGAGAAGCACGTACGAGGTGCGTTTCGGAGTTCCCCGAAGGCTTTCGCCATCGCGGCGTACAACTCGTCAACGTGCTCGCTGTGCTCCTGC